AGTTCGGCGGTGTCCTTGTTGATGGCGGTAAACAGCGCCGGAGCGGCGGCAATGCCGGGCACCGAGGCTTCCATATAGGCCTGGTAGAGGGCGATCTGAGCGGCGTAGACGGGTTTGGACTTCGTCACGCCATCCTTGACACAGGCGCGCCAGTTCTTCGCGTTCATGGTCTTGCATTCCCACAGCGCGGGAACGGCGAGACCAAAACCCTCGGGGCCAGCGGCGATGATCCCGTCGACATGACCGCGGATGCGACCGCCCGCGACGGAAAAGCCGAACTGGCCGCCATTGGGTCGATTGCCCTTGCGGGTGTAGAGGTCGAAGCCGGCGGCACGCAGCCAGATGACGGCGAGATCCTCGAGCGCATGACCGATGGCGAAGATGCGCAGCGCCTTGCCGGAGAATCCGGTACCGTCATCCTTGGGTGTCGCAGTGAATTCAAACTGCAGGGCGCGCTCGCAGGCGTGCCCGAGGCGCGAGCCGCCGAGGTAGTCGCGCGGCGCTGTGGCGGCATGCTCTGCCTCGAGGGCGGCATCGATCAGGTTGGTGATCCGTTCGCCGGGTCTGGGTTTGTGATTGAAATCCAGCATCAGAACGGCACCTCGGGATCGGCGGTGCGATTGGCGGCGACGAGTTCGCGAAGCGCGTCCTGGAAGCCGGTGATGGTGACCTCGATCAGGGTGAGCACCTGCGGCTCGGACAGATCTGCGAGCCGGGTCTGCCAGCCGATCTCTTCCATGATCTCGGCGACGGGCTTCATGGCGCTGCGGATCGCGGCCCGTTCGGCTTCGGTCGGGTCGATCATCATGCCGCCCTCGCGAAATCCTGCCGGGCCGCACCAAAGACGAGGCTGCGGATGGCTGCGCGGTTGAACTGGAAGGAGAGCAGTGCCGAAGCCTGATAGCGGGTCAGCCCGAAATCATGCCGGTAGTCTGACGGCAGGTATGCAAGCTGCCGGTCGGTCGGCGGCTGCGACAGCCAGCGACGGGTCTTGTGTGCACTCTCGTCGGATTCGTGCTCGTTCAGCCAGTCATCGGCAGCGGCCAGACACACCATGCGCTCGCCGATCGACAAGAGGCGTGGCTCGACGCCCTTCGCAGCACCGACGGCATGCCAGCGTCCGTTGAGGAAGAAGGCGCCGGCCCAGGCGGAAAACCCGTTGGCCATAAGTGCTGCATCGTCACCGAACAGGTCACACCACTGGAAGCTGGAGCGCTTGAGGAGATCGATCTCCGACATGACGAAATCGCCGAGCGGAACATTGCCGCCGTCGTCGCCGATGCTGTCGAAGACAAAACCGCAAAGCGGGCATTCCTGACAGCCGAGCGGGATGTCCGCCTCGCATTGCGGGCAGCATTTGGTCGGCGCTTCGCCGGAGGCCTCGTGGCCGGCGAGATCGACCTCCTGCTCGAGAGAGCCATGCATCAGGCTGGCGGTGCCGAAATCGAGCACAACGCAGTCGGTCTTGACGACGCCCGGATGTTCGTTGGGATCGACGGTTCTCAAACCCCGACCGACCATCTGGATCATGGTCGACTTGTATGAGGACGGGCGCAACAGCACGACGCAGGAGGTCGGCGGGTGGTCCCAGCCTTCGGTCAGCACGGCGACATTGACGACGACCTGGACGTCGCCGGCAGCATAGGCGGCAAGCGCCGCCTGGCGCTCGCGATCAGCCATCTCGCCATGGACGAGAACGGCTGCGACACCGGCCTCGTTGAAGGCATCGGTGGCGCTGCGGGCATGGTCGACCGTCGAACAGAACACCACGGTCTGCCGCCCGGCGGCCTTCTCCTTCCAATGTCGGATGATGGCATCCATGACCGGCGCGCGGTTCATGATGCGCTCAACCTCGCTCATGTCGAAGTCGCTTGCGGTCTTGCGGACCTTGGCCAGGTCGTCCCTGACGCCGACATCGATGACGAAGGTGCGGGGTGGCACCAGGTGGCCGGAGCGGATCAGTTCGCCGATGCGGATCTGGTCGGCGACATTGGAGAACACCTCGCGCAGGCTCTTGCGGTCGCCGCGATTGGGCGTGGCGGTGACGCCGAAGATGCGGCAGGACGGATTGCGCTTCAGCGCCTGATCGATGATGCGGCGGTAGCTGTCGGCGGTGGCGTGGTGTGCCTCATCGATGACCAGCAGGTCGAGCGCCGGCATGCTGGCGAGGTTGGTGCTGCGCGACAGCGTCGGCACCATGGCGAAGGTGACCCGGCCGCCCCAGGACTTTTGGCCGGCATCGACGATCGAGGTGGTGATGTCGGGGTTGACCCGGGTGAACTTCTCCCGATTCTGCGTGGTCAGTTCATCGCGATGGGCGAGCACAGCCGCCTTCGCATCGGTATCGCCGATCATCCGGCCGGCAACGGCCGACAACATGATGGTCTTGCCAGCGCCGGTGGGTGCCACACCCAACGTGTTGGCGTGGGTGTCGAGCGCGCGGACGCTGCGCTCGACGAATTGCTTCTGGCGAGGACGAAGCATCATGGCCGGATCCTCGCTCTACTGTGCCCAGGAGGGGCGGCCAGACGGCGCTGCGCCGTGCTGTTTGGCGGCGGCATAGGCATTGCCCTGTGCGGCTCCGGGCTGCGGCATTGCCGCGACCATCCCCATGATCGCGGCATAGTCCTTGTGGCTGGCGGTAACGGCGGAGCGGATCTCGTTCTTGTCGTCGCCGTTGGTGTCGGTGCCGATGTCGATGCGGGCGACGAATTCCAGCCCGTCGAGATCGGCAAATCCGGAAATGCGACGTGCAGCCTGTGCCGCCTCGCTCTGGTCCTTGTCGGAAAGGCCGCGGGCCGAGTTCAGCATGCCGCGGATCAGGCCGCGCCCCATATTGGCCCAGTCCGGACCCTTGGGGCTGTACAGCCCGATCAGGGTGAAGATCTTGCGGCGGGTATAGGGACCTTCGAGCACGGTGAACTCGCCATTGAGATAGACGGCGCCGGTCGAACCGCGCGTGGCATAGCCGCCGGTCCAGCCCTGCGACGGATCGTCGAAGCCGCCGGGGCGGATGGTGAGCCGCACCTTGGCGAGCGTGCCCTTGGGGATGAGGTTGGTGTTGGTCTGGGCATCGTTGAAATCGTTCCATGCCGACATGGGTCAGGCTCCTTGTTCTTGAACTGCATTGGCGGGCGGTTGGGTGGAAGCTGCTGATGCGGGCGCGGCGACAGTCAGTCGTGAGCCGCTGCGGATCTTGTCCATGAGCCGGCCGAGGTCGGGCGGCTCGATCATGTCGAGGCGGCCCGAGCGGTCCTTGGCCGGAAAGCCGTAAGGGTTGAGCGTGTGGCAGACGAAGGCGCGGTAGGGAGCGCCGTCATCATCCTTCATCTCGACCATGCTGATGACTTCATCGACGATGCCGGGCAGCTCGAGCCCGGTCTTGGCGCCGTCGATCTGCGGCACGAAGACCTTGCGATTGAAGTCGTCGAGCTTCTCGTCGAGGATGCCGACGAACCAGATGTTCTTCGAGCGCGTGTGCTGCAGATGGGTCAGCCAGGCGATCATCTCACGGCCATGCAGGCCATAGGCGCCGCGAATGTCGGGCTTGCCGGTCTTGTCGGAAAACGCCTCCGGCTGGCCCTTGGCCCATTGAAAGCAGAGCCGGCCGGCAACCGTGATCGAGTCGATGAACACCGTGTGGTAGCGGTCGAGCTGATCCGGAGCGCCGAGCCGGGTGACGACAGCGTCGTGATGCGCCTGGCTGTAGGGCTGGTCGTCGCGTAGTGCCGGGTTGGGCCCGCCGATGAACACGGCGAAGTCGCGGCATTCGTCCCAGGTTCTGGGACGGATCGTGTCACCGGCCCAGCCTTCGATGGCGAGATCGCCAGCTTCCAGATCCATGAACAGCGTGGTGGCGGGATCGAGCGTCCACAGCAGCGAGGTCTTGCCGATGCCGGACTTGCCGAAGATGCAGCCCTTGATGCTGCGGGGTGCCGCGAGACGCTGGTCGGCCGAGATGATGGGAAGCGCGCCGTTCATTGCCCGCCTCCGTTGAGCTCGAGTTTTACCTTGAGCGACCCGGTCCTGACGGTGCGGGCGGGCGCGAAGGACTGTCGGATCGACTCGGGCCAGGCGGCGTATTTGCGCTCGGGCACCTTGAAGCTGACATCGACATATTCGGTGGGGTCGTCACCGGCGGCGCTGATGCGCTCGACCAGATCGGCAAGCTGTGCCTGATCCCAATCGACGCGCTTCGGCAGTTCGGCGATCACGGTGACCGCACCGTCCTCGAAGCGAACCGTTCCGGTGTCCTTGCTCGCTTCCATACGCGCCATGACGGCGCGGTCAGCGTATTTGAGCGCGATGGCGCCTTCGAGCCAGTCGCTGGTGGCCTTGGCGCTGCGCAGGGCTTCACTGGCCGCATCCTGCAGAAGGGCAAGTTGCTCGGGCGGCAGAGCAACGATTGCCGCGATCTGCATGGTGCGCAGATCACCGAGGGTGATGTGGTTGGGGATCGTCATCGCCGCACCCTCACGCCGAAGCCTGGTGGCGGTAGCTGGCAGTGCTCTGGCGGATCTGCTCGGCCTCGTAGGCTTCGACATCCTCGAGCCGGTAGACGACGCGGCCGCCGAGCTTGACGTATTGCGGGCCTTCACCCGTCCAGCGCCAGCGTTCGAGCGTACGGTGCGAAATGTTCCAGCGAGCGGCGAGCTCGATCTGGGAGAGGTGTCTGGTAGCCATCTCGTTCTCCTTGGGGTCTGACGAAAACCTGCGGAGAGGATGGCGTAGGATGAGATTGGTGTCGTCGGGATCGGAAGTGGATCGTCAGGGGATCGGAATCACCGTCTGCTACGCGCAAAGGGGGATCGAGAGGGGGATGAGAAGGGGACGGGAGGGGATGTTGCCGGCATGCAGAAATGAAAACGCCCGACGAGCCCGGGCTTGCGGGAGGGGGGTCAGGAGAAACGGATATTGAGCCGATAGCGGCCGCGCTGATCGGACTGGATCAGCTTGCGCCATTCCGGCTGCCTCTTGAACAGGTCCGACAGGCGTGTGCAGGAGGAGCCGGCCTCGGCCAGCACCGCCTTGCCGGGCTGCCATGGAACGCCGCGCATGGCCGCCTCATGCAGGATGCGCACGACGCGCGCCTGGATCTGGCCGAGCACGAAGGTTCGCTCCCCGAGAACGATCTCGCTGAAATCGTGCCGTTGCTCGAAGACGATTCCGGATGTTCGCTGCGTGCCGCCCAGACCATGCCTGGCTTCGGCGCGGTCGCGCTCCTCGCGTCGGACGACCAACTCGTCCTTGCGGATCATGATCCCGTCCTCGGGTCGCAGCACGACGCAGTACCGATCCCTTGGCGCATCGAAGCGATCGATGCGCAGCGCGCCCTCGTGAAACAGCCGGTAGGCGTCATGGGTGCGCAGGTCCTGGAGCCCGTGAAAGGGAGCCTGGCTGTCGGGAATGCTGCACCACTGGCCCTCGTCGACCTCCTCGTAGCTGCCTTGCTCGAGGTGGACGCCATAGAGACGAACCGACACCTTCAGCAGGCCATTCTCGGCCAGATAGACCAGGTCCCGTTGCGGCACCTCCCAGCGCTCTTCCAGTTCCTCCAGCGCGAAATAGTCCTTCTCGATGGTCGCCATTCTGCGCGCCCCTGCCCAAAATATCGTTCTTGTTATGTTCTATTTGCTTGACGCGGATGAATCAATCCATTTTAATCCACAAAATCCACATTACGGACCGGATCCATGACCATCACGCTTGCCGAACGACTGAGAGCCCGAGCCGAGCAGCTGGGGCTGAACGCGCGCGAGGTGGCCGAACAGGCGCGCGTCAACCGGTCCTTCGTCTATGACATCATGCGCGGGCGTTCGGAGCGGCCGAACCTCGAGAAGCTCGACAAGGTCGCCGCGATCATCAAGGTCGATCGCAACTGGCTCCTGCATGGCAAGGGCATGATCGAGGGGGATGAGCCGGTCATGGAAGACGAGGCGGATGCCTTCGTGGCAATCCCGTCGGTCCAGGTCACGGCCTCGATGGGCGGCGGCAAGCTCGTCGCGGACGAAGTGGAGAACGGCGAACCCTACCATTTCCGGAGCTCGTGGATCACGCATCGCCTGCGCGCCAATCCGGCAAACCTGCGCATCATGCATGTCGAGGGCGACAGCATGATGCCGACCTTGCACGACGGGGACGTCGTGCTGGTCGACCTTGCACGCTGCATGCCGACCCCGCCAGGCATCTTCGTGCTGTTCGACGGCATGGGGCTCGTCGCCAAGCGCCTCGAGCACATCCCGAATTCGGAGCCGCCGCAGGTGCGCATCATCTCGGACAACACGTTCTACAGCCCCTATGAGCGCACCGCCGAAGAGATCAGGATCATCGGCCGGATCCGCTGGTTCGGCCGGGAGATCTGAGTCGGCCGGGTTCTTGCCTGGCGTCAGCACTTTTCCACCGGAGCGCGCTTCGATCCAATGCGCATGATTTCGTGCTAACCTGACAAGCTATTGAAATAGCTTGTATTTCCATATTTCGCGCCTACCGTTTGCTGATCATTGTTGATTGCGAACGGTCTCATGCACGACATTTCCGCCGCCCCGAACCCCTTGTCGCCCGACCGTATGTCGGCAGATGACCGCCTTGCCGAACTCGGCGCGATCCTCGCCGGCGGGGTGAGGCGTATCCTGGCCGAACAGTCCAGTTGTTTATCTGCTGCCGGCCGAGACAGTTCATTCGACATTCTCGCCCTCAAACGCCGTGTTGGTCGTCGCAAACCGAGCAACCGAGTTGGAGGGTGATGATGTCGGGAATGACGAAACGGGTGGGGTCGAGACGGAACCAGCATGAAAACGCCAGGATGAACACGCCTGTGCTGGCCAGGCTGGCGGCGCTGAAACGCATGTCGGTCAAGGAGCTCAAGGCCGAGTGGGAGGCGCTGTTCGCCACTCCGGCGCCGAACAACAGCCGCGGCTATCTCGAGATACGGCTTTGCTGGCGCATCCAGGAACTGGCCCTTGGCGGGCTGTCGCGCGAGACCGCAAGGATGCTGGACCTGCTGGCCGACGAGATCGACGGCAAGTCGGACGGCAGGGCGATCATTGCCGATCCGCGCAATCCGGTAATCGGCACGCGGCTGGTGCGCGAATGGGACGGCGTCGAGCACACCGTTACCGTGATGAAGGACGGTTTTGATTGGCAGGGTCGCCGCTTCAAATCGCTGTCGGCGGCAGCGAGAGCGATAACCGGCAGCAACTGGAACGGTTACCGCTTCTTCGGCTTGGGTGACGCACGGAGGGGCGAACGATGAATGCTGCACTGACCCCGCGCCGCCTGCGCTGCGCCATCTACACCCGCAAGTCGAGCGAGGAAGGCCTCGACATGGAGTTCAACTCGCTCGACGCCCAGCGCGAATCCTGCGAGGCCTATGTCGCCAGCCAGCGCTCGGAAGGGTTTGCCGCCATCCGCGAGCGCTATGACGATGGCGGCCATTCCGGCGGCACGCTGGAGCGGCCGGCGCTGCAGCGGCTGCTGGCCGATGTCGAGGCCGGACTGATCGATGTCATCGTCGTCTACAAGATCGACCGCCTGTCGCGCTCGCTGATGGATTTCGCCAGGCTGGTGGAAATCTTCGACCGGAACAACGTCACCTTCGTGTCGGTGACGCAGTCGTTCAACACCACCACCTCGATGGGGCGGCTGACGCTCAACATCCTGTTATCCTTTGCCCAGTTCGAGCGCGAGGTGATCGGCGAGCGCATCCGCGACAAGATCGCCGCCTCGCGCAAGCGCGGCATGTGGATGGGTGGCTTCGTGCCGCTCGGCTACCGCGTCGACAACCGCAAGCTGCTGATCGAGGAGAAGGAAGCCGCCACCGTCCGGATGATCTTCGAGCGCTTCGTCGCCATCGGCTCGGCGACTGTGCTGGCCAGAACCCTAGCTGCCGAGAATGTCCGCACCCGCCGCGGCAAGCCGATCGACAAGGGCTTTCTCTACAAGCTCTTGAACAACCGGGTCTATATCGGCGAGGCGGTGCACAAGGGCACATCTTATCCCGGTGAGCACGCGGCGATCATCGACCGTGCGCTGTGGGACAAGGTCCATGCGATCCTGCAGACGAGCCCGCGCCAGCGCGCCGCCAACACGCGCAGCCAGACGCCGGCCCTGCTCAAAGGCCTGATCTTCACCGACACCGGCACGGCGATGACGCCGACGGCAACGAAGAAGGGCAGCAAGCTCTACCGCTACTACACTTCGATGGACCTGATCCGCAGCCGCATGATCGACGCGGCAGGACCCCAGCGGCTTGCCGCCGGCATGGTCGAGGATGCCGTCATCGGCGAAATCCGCCGCATGATTGCCACGCCCGAGGTCAGGGCGCGGGCGCTCGCCGCGCTGAGATCCGACATGCCGGACATCGACGACAAGGCGGTCATCGCCGCGCTCGGCACCTTCGACACGTTGTGGGCGTCGCTCTATCCGGCAGAGCAGGCGCGCATCGTCCAGCTGCTGGTGGCGCGTGTCACGGTCGGCGCGGCAGGCATCGCAATCGACCTGCGCCATGACGGCATCGGCTCGCTCGCCCGCCAGATGATGGTGCCGCAGGCGAAAAGGGATGCGGCATGACGGACAACACCATCCGCGTGGTGATCCCGCTCACCTTGCGCAAGAAGAACGGGCGCCCGAAGATCCTGCCGCCCGACGAGGTAACTTTACGGGATGGGCAGGCACAGGATCCGCATGTGCTGCGCGCCATAGCCCGCGCTTGGAACTGGCGGCGGCAGCTGGAATCCGGTGCCGCTTCCACCATTCAGGATGTCGCTGCGGCCGTGAAGGTCTCCGACCGGTTCGTGAGCCGAATGATGCGGCTCGCCTATCTGTCACCCGAGGTGCTGGAGAGGCTCGTAATCCATCGCATTCCGCCGGCCCTGTCGCTCACCGATCTGATCGCCGCAGCAGACCTGCCATGGGCGGAGCAGGTGGAGGTGGTGTTTGATACTTCTCAGCCAATAGCCCAGAGGGATTGACCGCACTCCTGCCAGCCTCCACTGAAATAGAAAAGTGGCCGCCGTTCGCAAGCGCGGCTGCGCAAGAATTGGCGAGGTCATGATGGCACAAAAACCTAAGCCCCCGGTAGCGGACGAAAAGCATATCCGGCATCTGCTCCAGAAATATTCCTGCCCGGTCCAATACCATGAGGTTCGCACCCGGTTCCTTGGCAGCATCGCCACTCCCATGCCCGTCCAACCCCTACAGATCGTCAAGGATCTCTGGGGCGGCGAGTTGCCAGGGTTCGAGAGCATGGATGCCGTCAACGAGCTGATCGGCGCCCTGATCAATGAATTGTGGAACTCCCTGACCCGCCACCAGAAGCGCAC